TTATACGAAAAAATCGAGGAGACCCTCCAGTTTGATAGTATGCTTTTTATTGCATTTACCACAAACTAATTCGTTTTCGTATCTTAAAATTGGCATACTCATAAAAAAGTTTTTAATCTTTCTATACTGTTCAGTTGTTAGATTGTTTACAAATTCCTCAAACTCGCCTGGTTGCATCTCATCAATTTTATAAACCTGATTTTCATCGTAAAGATATTCAGTACATTGTTTGAGTATTTCAACAGGTGCATCTTTCGTACTTAATTTTTCTATTAGAACTTTCGAAACACTTATTGTTGGATAGTTTAATTTAATTCCAACTCCATTTGAAAGAACAATCGAGTTATCTAATGGCTTATGATCAACTGCAACTTTAAGCAGATCAACCTCTAAATCCATTTTACTCTTACATCGTTTTTTTCCATCAATTACATTCTCGCAAACGTATTGAAGAGAAACAATTTCACCGATAGATCTTGCTCTTAAATTTAAAAACAAAAACTCGATCTCATATAGTGGTAAAGATTCAACATCCAATTCATCTAAAACGCAGTTTCTAACAATCTGCTTGATTGCGTCAAGACTGGTCTCATAATCTCTAGACTCGAGTGCCATTAAAAGAATCTTTTCTTCTTTTACAACAAACGGTCTAAATGTTATTTCTTTCCCAATCGATTTAATCTCAAGTTTATATGTCGGCAAATCAATTTTTGGTATAGCCATACTTTAACTCCATTAATTTATCGTGTACCAACCACATCAATTCTATCTAATACATCTGCTGTTGTTCCAACTACATCTATACTTCCAACAACATCTCTTCGACGTCCACCAGTTTCACCAACTACATCAATTTCTCCAACAACTTCTTGTCTTGATTGAATAGTGTAATCAACAAAACTATAATTTGGTGCGTCTGGATCTCTTCGTTCATATGAATCGGCATTTAAACTTCTCCAGTAACGATAAGAGAAAGAGATATCTAATCGGACTGGTTCTTGCTCAGCCCATGATCCTTTGATTTCAGACATTGCAATAGGGAAAACTTCATACATTCGAAGACCGTAAGATGTACCCTGACCATCTTCTCTAATTTGAAGAATGTCAATTTCTCCGATGATCTCATCTCTGTATCGAAAGTCAAATTTGTTTTCTTTTGGATTGATATAGTTCATCCAAGAATCAAAGAAGATTTTTTGTCTCATCCAATCGTCTACAATAAACGATATTGTAACATCTCTATATTCACTTCTGACTGGAAATGTCATTGGAGGACCGCCAAAATAGATTGCTCCAGTTGTAAATTCAACACCAGGCATAGAAACTGATTCTGCATAATATGTCAGATATTCATCTTTATTATTATAATTTAACACTCCCAGTAATTCTGCAGGAGGTTTTATTTGAATTGCAATTCGATTGAGTTTTGATATTCCTCTATCCCCAATTCTTGCAACAAAGTTGCTAATGTTTAATGCTTTCTTGGTGTCTAATGCCATCAACCACCACTCCTAATATTTTGCACTGGAAGGAAGCATGCTGTTTCCCAATTATTTGGTTCGATATAAATCATTGGGGATATCATTTGATCATAGAGATATCTGCGCATGCAACGACTAATGCTTGAAAACCGACTCATATTTTTGAGTAAATCATACGAAAGATTAAATCTTGTCGAATCATCATATTTATCGTTATTTAAGAAGATTGTCAACCCATCTAAAATTGAGATTCTCTCTCCTGGTCCAAGCCAATGAAAATTGATTGCAGTGAATCCATCGCCTGTTACAGTTGTTGGTATGACCAGCGGGAATTCGTCCCACTGCGGAAGTTTTTCTTTTGTTAACGGATCATAACGAAACATAAACATCTTACCAACAACAGCAAATGGCGCTGTTCGTTTTGGATCGTTCAGAACGTTCGAACGATTCGTTGGTATCTTTGCCTGCCCAATCATCTTCTGTATAAAGGCTTTGGCTTCTGCGCTTCTTGGCTCAATTCCTTTCTTAGAAAGATCTCTTGTGATTTTCTCGAGTAATGCTGGCATTAGATTCCTAGTTGCTCTTCTGTGATGACATTAAACTTCCAATTCCTATCTTTACAATACTCTTCCGCTGCTTTCCATTTGGCTTCGTTAACGCCCCATGCTGCAACTTCTTTTAGATATTGTCTCGTGACTTTGCCTCTAACCTTCGGTGGAACGGATTGACTCTTTGGCTTAACTTCAAGTATTCGACTCTCTATAAGACCTTGTCTATTTCGCACTTTTACATAAAAATCAGGAAAGTAACGATGCCATCTTCCATCTACAGGTGATAAATATGGTATAATAATCTCTTCATTAGACCATCCAACAACATTCGGATTATCATCTAAGTGCACCATAACTCGGCGCTCCCATAACGATCTATACCAGATGTTCGAATGGTCACCTAAATATTTACTGATATTTTTAGGGCTGTATTTTCCACTGTATGCCATCAATTATTTATAGGACATTTTGATGCCAGATATATTAGACAGAATAGATCTAGTCGGTAATCCAGGACGTGGTGATGGCGACATTCTTGATGAGATCGATGTGGTTGGAAATAGAGGTGGCAGAGGTCCTAGAGATGGAGAAGTCTTAGAAGGTATTGATGTTGTTGGTCAACTAAGAAAGAAATCTCAACCAAAACATCTTAGATATCCACTTCAATTATCTAGTGCAGGTTCTCCCTTTAAAAACGTCGTACGCTTTACTGTTTACCAACAAGTTAGATCAAGTGGAGATGGTCCTGGAGCCACACCATTCTTACGAGAGGTTCCAGAACAGTATTTGAATGGTGGTAGAACATTTCCTGTAAGCGCAGGTGGATTTGCATTAGGATTTCTTGGAAAAACAAGTTTATTGAATAACGTTACAGTTGCTGGAGTCAAAATTCCGAATATTGGAACGCTTTACGAAGATCTTTATGGAATTGGGATAAATGGTATTGAGTATTTTACTCAAGGTGAAGCGATTAATTATGGCAGAAGAACTCTAAAATTAGAGAGCACAATTACTCTTTACATGCCAGATACTGTGTTAAATCAAGACACTCATGACTATCAACCAATATCTGTAAATGCTGCCTCTGGTCGTGCTGGATTATATACTGCAGGAAATCCAGTTACATTAGGTGGAACAGGTTCACCTCTTGGTAGAACTGAGATGCTATTCGAACTCGCTGGACGTGCAGGTATATTTGGATCAAGAGCAACTGAAGCCGCATTAGCTGGACTCGGTTATGCATTAAATCCAATGCTCGAAATGACTTACGGTGGAAGTCAACCAAGAAAGTTCTTATTTCAGTTTAGATTTTCTCCAAGAAATAGACAAGAAGCAGAAGAAGTCTTAAAAATTATCAAGACATTTCGCTTTCATTCTTATTCAAGTAATGCTGGTGCTCCAGATGATCCATTTTCTATTAATAGTGGAACAAGATATCTAATTCCACCAGATCATTTTGAAATTCAATTTATGAGAATGAGAAATGATAAACTTGAAGAGAATCTTGCAATGCCAAGGGTAACAACCTGTATGCTTACTTCTGTAAATACAAACTATGCTGCAATGCTTGATAGTTTCACAACATTTAGAGATGGAACTCCTGTATCCATTAGTTTAGATTTAGAATTTGTTGAGAGCGTAATTCTTACTCAAAACGATATTAAGAAGGGTTACTAATGTCTTACTTTTCAAAATTTCCTAGAGTTCTTTATTCTGTAAATAAAGAAGGAAATAATGCAAAAATTGTTCCAGATATGCTTGCACGAGTTAAGTTCATTGACTCAATCATATCAAATCAGAGTTTATTTTTTAAATACGAAGTCAAGGGTGGAGAAACTCCAGAGCAGATTGCAAATAGAGTCTATAGTGACCCTGAAAAACATTGGATAATTTTACTCGTAAATCAATTAATTGATCCACAGTTTGATTGGGCTCTTGGTCCATTTGACTTTGAGAAGCACATCAAACGAAAATATGGCTCATTATCTATTAGCCTAGACACAACAGAAACATATCCATCATCTTACACAGTTGGTGAAGTTGTCTATCAGGGATCGACTTATGATAAGTCGACTGCAGAGGGAGTTGTTACTGCATATAACTCTGGAACTAAAGTTTTAAATGTTAAATTTCCATCTGAGATTTTTGCAAATAGCGCAAACATAACAGGTGTTGCTTCTGCACAAACTCATACGATTATTGGTATCACAAATAATCTAGATGGATATCAATGGGCTTCGAATACCACAAGCCACTATCAAGTGACTGAAACAAGAACAAATAATGATGATCCAAGAAATCCAGAAATTAAAAAATATAGAGTGACAGCAAATACCTATAATTATGCGACTGATAGTATTATTGCTCTAAACACAAATACATCTTACTCTAACACATATAATGTCACAAGTTCAGTGAACGGAAGCAACGTGCAATATACAGTTGCGACGACTATTGCTCCAGTTTCATATTATGATTATGAGTTAGAATTAAATGAAGAAAAGAGAAAAATTCTAGTCCCTAAATCTTCAGTCATTGGTATTATTGAAACTCAATTTACCTCATTAATGCAAGCAAAGTAATATGAAAGATGAAAACTCTAGCGGGAGAACTTCAGGAGAAGGTTCTTTCTCTCCATATGATTATGTTTTAAAAGAACTCAAGCTGATTAATGCTTTGGGGACAAATGTTGATATTGATTTTTTGTTTCGTGAGATTAACATTTATGAGGATCTTTTTAGTAATGTGTTAAGTGGAGACATGATCATCTCCGACTCCACTAATCTCTTCAACACATTAAACATGCACGGAAATGAGTTTATCTCTATTGCATTCAGCAGTCCAGGGATGCAGAAGTATCAAAAGATTTTTAGAATCTATAAGGTTAGTGACTATAGTTTGCGTGGAACTTCTAATGCAACATTTAAAATACACTTTTGCTCTGAAGAATTTTTATTAAATCAACAATATTATATCTCTAAATCATTTAAAGAAACTAAACTATCTGACGTTGTACGAATAATTGCAAATGGATTTCTTAAAATCCCAAAAGAAAAATTAAATGATGCAAGCATAGAAGAAACAAGTTTATTGTTGAAAACAGAAAGCAATCCACTGATTGTACCAAATTTAAAACCATTTGAGGCAATCAACTGGATTTCATCTTTTGCGTTAAGTCGAGCTGATCTGTCTCCTGGATTTTACTTTTATGAAAATATAAATGGATTCAATTTCAAATCGCTAACGACTTTATATTCAAGTCCATATAAAAAAACAATAACCTATGCGCCTAAAAATAATGATCCACGAGAATCAATCGGATTAAAGCAAGATATTTTAGATGAGATGGAATATAAACAAGTATTTGATGTTCTTGATAATATTAACAACGGCGCATATGCATCAGAGTTATTAAAACTTGATGTTTTAAATCGCACAGCTGAATATGAGCAATTTGGAGTTAATGGTGCAACATTTAAAATGTTAAACAAATTTTTACCATATAATCTTGCAAAAAATAGATTAGGTAATTCTCTCAATCAAGCATCTGCGTATGTAAGAATGTTTCCGAAATTTCAAGACAATTTAACATCAAAGTGGTTGTTGGTCAGAGCTGCAAGATTAGCGATGCTGAACAGCACAAAGTTGCATGTTGATTTACCAGGAGATAGTTCATTATCTGTTGGTGACGTTTTAAATGTTAGAGTTCCGAAACCAGATGCTCAAACAAATGAACAAAATATTGTATTTGATCCATTGATGTCAGGAAATTATTTAATTACTGGATTAAGGCATAAAATTCTTGATGATAAATATTATTGCCATTTGCAACTCTGCAAAGATTCAGTAGGAACAAATTTAAATTATACTCCACCATTTAACTCTGCGTGGAATTTGGTGATCAACTCATGAAACTTAGAAAGAATTTTATTGGACAAGATGGATTTCAGTGGTGGGTTGGTGTGGTTGAAGATCGCAACGACCCAGAAAAGGTTGGTCGATGTCGAGTTCGAATTTTCGGAATTCATACTGATGATTTGAGTTCAATTCCAACAGAAGATCTTCCATGGGCAATTCCTGTCTATTCTGTCAATAACAACGATACATTTTCTGCTCCAAGAGAAGGAGAATACGTTGTTGGATTTTTTCTAGATGGATCATTCTGTCAAGCACCAGCAATACTTGGTGTTCTTCCTGGATTTAATAAACAAAGTCCTCCCGATGCAAGAGGATTTGGTGATGTAAGAAATCCATCACAAATAAGAAGTTCTCCCAAAAAACCAGTAGCCATTGATTATCCTGAATCAAGAACAGGAAATCCATCAGTTGTATTGAGTGGAAACATTATCAATGATGGTATTGGAATTGTTGATATAGTGCTTGATCAAGTTAAGTTACATGTTCCTCTTTCATTAACAGCAAAACAATCGCTAGTAAATCCAAGTCAATATTACATAGGATATAATCACAGATTTACTGAACAAGAATTAAAACAAGGGTTTGTATCACTATCGCATGTATCGCATGCAAGACATGCACATCAGAGTATTGAGGGTGTTCAGATATCTGGACTAAATGGTTCAGGCACAGAATTAACAGCATCTCAAGCGAAAATACTGGTTGAGATCGATGTTAGAATAGCAATTGATAGAGCAAAAAATTCTATTGGTGCTGGTACTTGGGATTCTTTAAATATTGCGCAGCAATCTGGTCTTGCTTTACATGCGTATCATTTAGGCACTGAAACAGACTTTGAAAAGTCTGGAGTTCGATCAGCAATCACTTCTGGTGATTTAGTAAAAGCAACGCAGCTGATTGGAGCAGAATTAGTTAGATCAGAATCAGGAAAATATTTAAAAAGCGAAGATACACTTTCTCATGTTGCTGCAAACTTATTTAAATCTATACCAAAATCATTGCTTGCAGCACAAGCTGAAGTAGCAAAGCAAACGCCAAGTAATGCTGCTGGTGCTGGTATTGGAATTAGAGTGTTGGAATCAGATTTGTCATCAGATACTGACGCAAAATCAATCAAATATCCTGCACCAGAAGATCTCAATAAATCATCTATCAATGATTTTGCAACACTAGAAGAAAAGACTCTTATACAGCAATTTAAAGAAAAATCATCAGTCATAGCAATTGGTGCAAATGGAGAATCATGGTCAGAACCGTCGCCTGCATACTCTGCTGAATATCCATATAACAAAGCAAGGGAAACAGAATCTGGACACTCGTTTGAAATGGATGATACACCTGGAGTTGAGCGTGTTCATTTAGCGCATCGTGCTGGAAGTTTTATTGAGTTTTATCCAAGCGGAACAAAGATCGAAAAGATTGTAAAAAACAACTATCGCATTGTGATGAGTGATGATCATCTTTATGTTGCTGGTAGAGTAAACGTCGTTCTAGAATCTAATGCGAATATCAAAGTTGTTGGTGATTGTTATCTTCAAGTAGAGAATAATCTTGAAACGAAAGTCAGCGGAAGCATGAATGTTTCTATCTCTGAAGCATTTAACTTGAAAGCGAATACACTAAATTTCGATATTGCAAATACATCAACCATCGTAGCCAATAATCAATATATCACAATTAAAGATAAATTACTGATTAATTCAAATACATCTAACATCTCAACAAGTAATACGCTCACCCTACATTCGAATGCGAATCAGTATTTCATATCAATCGGAACAACGCACCATAAGTCAAACGGAATCATGATTGAGTCTTCTCAGAATGCATCCATTAATGCAACTGGAACTGGATATTTCACTTCCTCTGGTTTGTTACATCTAAATGGAAGTTCAGCAAGAATAACTGGATCAACAGTTGATGTATATGGCACGCTTAATGCTGGCTCAACAAATATGACAGCAACTGGCGCTGACTCAAATGGAGACTCTCATGTGTTAACAGTTGCTGGTTCTGGTGCAACGTCAGCATTGATTCCAGAACCTTCGCAGAATAGTAATACAGCCATCAGCGCGAAACAAGTAAACGACATGTATTATGTTGATCAGCCATATATTGACATTGTAGAACTTGGTACTCGTAAAAATAAGATTATCACAGACATTTCTAACTCATATAATATTGATCTTGATACTGCTGGATTACTAGTTCATGAAATATTAAATGCAGCTGCTGGTGACACGAAACAGAAAAGATCTCATCTTGGAAATCCTGTTAAAAAAGGAACTCCAACTAATGCGCAAAAATATCTTGAATCTGATAGAATTGTAAAACTTCGCGATTCAATCAATGAAGAGAATAACGCATCTTTAAGAAAATATTATGCCAACTTCGAGGCATATCCTTCTGGATTTACCAATGTGAAACGATTTATAGCACCAGCACCAAAATCTGGTTCTGATATCATTTTTGATGATATTGTTGGGGAAAGTTTAATTATCATTAACGATACTGCAGATATTAAGGCTTGGCTCGATAAACAGTTAATGTTAGCTGCTAATGGATACTGGAGAGAAACTGGCATTGAAGTTTCTAGAAGAATACAGCCATCTAACCCAAACATTGTGGATTTATGGTCTAATCTCGGATTCACGCGAGAGTACTGGACGTTGAGCGACCAAACACCATGGTCAATGGCATTTGTCAATTATGGATTAAAACAAAACGGATATCGATACGTTCAAACACCAAATCCGAAAGACCTTGAAATTCGTTTAGAGGACTATAGATTTACACGTGTTTCTGCAGCAGAAGCCAAACCTGGTGATGTTGTTTTGTGGGCTAACGATCACGCCAATTTTGTTTACGAAAATAACAATGGAATTTTATCATTTGTGGGCGGTTCACAGCCGCCAGCTGCAGTTGAGAATATAAACGACGGTCGTATTGGTGACGTTTCTATTGTCGGAGATGGTGGAAGTTCAATTTCTGCTATTCTTCGTCCTTCTAGAACCTAAATAACGATTAGAGGAACCATAAATGGCAAGAACTGCACGTGTATATTCAGATTTAGATCTAAATTTCACAAAACATCCAGTCACAAAGGACGTTGCGTTAAAGACTAACGAATATGCAGTCATCGGCGCAGTTAGAAATATCGTTATGACTAACTTTGGAGAGAGAAGATTTACTCCAAAGTTTGGAGGAGATGTATTGTCTCAGCTCTTCGAACCACTCGATGATATGACTGCATTAAATATAAAACAAGAAATTATGACTTGCATCTCTAACTATGAGCCGAGAGTTAAACTTGACGTCGTCGATGTAGTTCCGAATTTTTCAGCTGATGGATTTGACGTAACAATTCGTTTTTATCTACTCAATTCAATAAGACCAATTACAACAGCATTGTTTCTGCAAAGGTTAAGATAAAATGGCAAATGTAGAAAGTAAACTCGTAATATCTGAACCAGACTTCTTTGCGATTAAGACAAGTCTAAAGAACTTTTTAAGATCACAAACAACATTTGCAGACTACGATTTCGAAGGATCAACTTTATCGCAGTTGATAGATTTACTTGCATATAATACGCATTATCTATCATTCTATATGAACATGGTAGCGAATGAGTCATTTTTAGATACAGCTGCATTAAGAGATTCAGTTGTTTCTCATGCAAAGATGCTCGGATATACTCCAAGTTCAGTTAGAAGCGCTCGCGCATCTATAGATCTAACCTTTACTTTGGCTAACAATCCAAGTATTTCTTCATTGACCTCATTAACACTTCCGAAGTTTACCAAATTTGCTTCATCAGCAATTGATGGGGTGAACTATACCTTCGTCACTTTGGACGAGATGACAGTCTCAAAGTCTGCAAATGCATTCACGTTTAGCGATGTAAGCATCTATGAGGGTACTCCAGTTTCTCAGGTATTTGTTTATAACGAACAATTAAATCCACTCCAAGAATTTAAATTATTAGATAAGAATATTGATACATCAACATTAGAAGTTATTGTTCAAACCTCATCATTAGATTTAACACAGCAAACCTTTACACTTGCTACAGACGCAACAGAAGTAACACAAACAAGTAAGGTTTATTTCCTAGATGAAATTACAAATTCGAATTACAAAATTTATTTCGGCGATGACATACTAGGTCAAAAACTTTCTGATGGTAATATGGTTGTAATTAGTTATGTTGTAAGCAATGGAGCAGCTGCAAATAAAGCAACATCTTTTAAATTATTAGATCCTGTTGCTGGACTAACACAAGGAACAGTTACTGTTGAACAAGTTGCCTCTGGTGGTAGTGGAATTGAATCAATAGAAACAATTAAAGCACTTGCACCAAAAACGTTTGCTAGCAGAAATCGTGCAGTAACCAAAAATGATTATATTGCACTTATTCAAGATAGATACCCAGCATTTGAAGCAGTAAATGTTTGGGGTGGAGAAGAAAACATTCCACCTGTATATGGTAAGGTGTTTATTTCAGCAAAACCTTCTGCTGGATACCAAATTTCAAGAACAGAAAAAGAATATATTATTAGTACAGTCGTTGATCCAATCAGTATTCTGACAGTAACGCCAGAATTTGTTGATCCTGATTTTAATTATTTAAATTTAAATATTAAGGCAACATATGATCCTACTGCCACATCATTAACACCTGGTGAAATTTCAACGTTGATCAGAAATAAAGTTAACAATTATGCTAACACATATCTTGATCAATTTAATTCTTTCTTTAAAATTTCAAGATTAATGCATGAAGTTGATATGGCGCATCCATCAGTATTGAGCAACAATATTGATGTTAAGATCGAGAAACGATTGATTCCTGTTCTTGGTGTTTCAAGAAATTATGTAATTAAATTCTATACAGAATTAAAGCGATCAACAGGTCCAGATAGAATTACTTCTAGCCCAGCATATACTGCATACGATAATGAGGGTGTTTTGCGTGAATTCTTCTTCGAAGAGGTTCCGCTCTCATCAACTGGTATCTCATCAGTTCAAGTTGTTCTTACAGGAGCAAATATCACTTCAACACCTAGACTCGTTGTTGAGGGTGACGGCGTTGGTGCAAGAGTAAGTGCAGTCGTCACGAATGGAAAAATCACTGCAGTGAATATTGATGATACTGGCTCTGATTATGCAACAGCAGCGATCAAAGCATACGACGAAGATGACAATTTAATTCCAAATGTCTTATTAAGACCAATCATTGAAAACACAACTGGTAAATTGCGATCATACTATTTCGATAACAATAATATTAAAGTTGTTTACTCTTCTACTGCTGGTGTCATCGATTATATAAACGGAACAATTACTCTAACTCAATTCTTACCAATTGATGTTAGAGATACATTTAAAACGATCAAGTTCTTCGCAACACCGAAGAACACATTGTTTAGTTCTGCAAGAAATACAATTATAACATTAGATGTTGATAACCAAGCACAAGTTACAATAGATGTACAGAAAGTAAGCTGATATGTCAAGTCTGAATAGAATATCAACACTTGTTAATGCACAACTGCCTGAGTTCATTCGCTCAGATTATCCAGTATTCGTTGAATTCCTGGAGAAATATTATGAGTTTCTTGAGCAGCCTGGAAACCCAGTTTATGAAATAAAGAATTTTCAAAACAATCATGAAATTGATTTAACAAGAGAAAGCCTGTTAAAATATTTTCGTGAGAAAATTCTCCCATCATTTCCAGAAGAATCAGAATTAAGTACCGAAAGAATCATCAAAGCATCTCGAGATTTTTATGCCAAGAAAGGCACATCTGATTCCTTCAAGTTCTTATTTCATGTTCTTTATGATAAAGACATAGAAATATTTTTCCCAAAACTTAGAATTCTTAGAGCATCTGATGGTAAGTGGGTTTTACCGCAAGCATTTAGATTAATTGCTCCTGAAAATTCAACAATTGATTTGTCGTTGTTGCGCGGAAGAAAAGGAATTGGGTCAGTATCTAGATCGACTTGTGTTATTGAGCGAGTTTACTATACAAGAGACCTTTCTTCAGGCGCAGCCATATATGAAGCATATGTTTCTGGTGTTACTCGCCCATTCGTCAATGGAGAAGAATTAGAGATTGAATATGTGAGTGGAACAACCACACTTACATTCTCTCATACCATTATTGGAAGTCTCTCAAACATCAAAATTAATCCTCGAAGAAGAGGAAGAAGGTATAAAGTTGGAGATCCAGTTGTACTTAATGGTGGATTAGATCCAGATTTAACTGGGGCATCAAAACAAAAAGCAGTCGCGACAGTTAAAACTGTTACAACTGCAAGTATTGATTCAACAACTATAGTGAGAAAGGGATATGGGTTTAGAGCAAATCCAAATTCATATATCGATGTTATTACAACAAATCCTTTAACTGGAGAGGCAGATGGAACTGGAGATGGTTCTGCTGCAAATCTAATCGTATCATCAATTGATACAGCATCAAACGTTACAGTAAGTCTTGGATTAGATGCTATTATCTATTTGGCAAATAGTTCGATTAACAACACTCATTTTGATCTATCAAACACTTTCCCAGAAGTGACATTTAATGCAGCATCTACTGGAAATACTCAAACTGCGATAAACATTGCAAATTTCTCAGAAAT